CGCGAAGCCAATGTGATCGCAAAGGATACCCGTCGTGGTAAGGGCAACTTCATCATCTGCTCTGCGGATGTTGCATCTGCCCTCGCAATGGGTGGATTCCTCAACATCAGCCCAGCACTCAATGTCAACCTTGATGTCGATGACACGGGCAACACCTTCGTTGGTGTTCTCAATGGCAAGATGAAGGTCTTTGTTGATCCATACTCTTCTGTTGGAATCAACACCAGCGCGCGCGACTTCTGCTGCGTTGGCTACAAGGGAACCTCGCCATACGACGCTGGTCTCTTCTACTGCCCCTACATCCCACTCCAGATGGTTCGTGCGATTGATCAGGATACCTTCCAGCCCAAGATCGGGTTCAAGACCCGCTACGGCATGGCAGTCAATCCCTTCGTAGATACCACAAACTCTACGGTTGCCAGCAACTATCGCAAGAACATGTATTACCGCATCTTCCGCGTGGACAACCTCCACGGCGTTCAGCAGGGTTATAACACAACTACTCCCTGATAGTTGATGCAAACTGAATCGGAAGTCGGGGGGAGAAATCCCCCCGATTTTCTTTTGACTCATACATATTTCCATGGCACTACTAAGCAACTCAAGTCTGAACTACGATCCCACCATCAGGGAACCCGACACACAGAATGGCTACTTGAACACGAACTTCAAGTTGGTGTTCTCCAGGATTCCCAATGTCGAGTTCTGGTGTTCCTCTGCGAATATTCCATCCATCAATGTCGGAGAGGTCACGATTCCCACAGGCATCCTTCCAATCCATGTTCCTGGGTCGAGCATCGCCTATGATAGGCTCAGGATCACATTTGCCATTGACGAGGAGTTCTCCAACTGGAATGAAATCCACAACTGGATGCGTAGCACGACTCCCTTCGAAGACATGACCGAAGTCCTTCGCGATAGTCCAAACTATTACTCCGATGCCACGATCATCTGCCTAAACAGCGCAAAGAGACCAAATGTAAGATTCAATTTCCAAAAGGTTTTTCCGCTCGACCTCGACGGATTCGATCTGAATGTTGCATTGTCCGAACCCGAACTAGTGACGGTGAATGCCACATTCATGTTTGATTCGATGTCGATTGAGACTATTTGACTTCGCTATGATCCGTGATAGAATGATCACGGAGGTTCCATGGATATTGAAACTATTCGACAGATGGTGTCTCGGGACATGGAGATTGACGATCTCAATCTCGACCTTGAGTCCCTGAAGACACCGCAGATCCACAACAAGTATCTCAACATACTTCACGACGAGTCCCTCATGCTGCACAAGTTGCAGATCGACATGAGGGAACTTCGCAGATTGAAGTGGGAATACTATCTCGGCAAACTAGATCAGGAAACCCTTGACTCAAAGGGATGGATTCCATTCGGTCTGAAGATCCTCAGAACCGATCTGGACATCTATCTGGAATCGGATAAGGATCTTCTGAGGCTTGAGAGTAAGATCAGCCTACAGAAGGAGAAGGTCAAGTATCTTGAGAACATCCTTCAGGGAGTCACCCGCAGAGGATGGGAGATCAAGAATGCCATCGAATGGAAGAAGTTCATGGGTGGAGCGAACTGATGAATATCGTCACGGAAGGCATTCACAGGATGCATCTCAGGCAGGCATACATCCATGCAAAGTCACGCAGCGAGGACAAGCGGACGCATAATGCCGCATTGATCGTATTCCCATCATCGGGGATCATCGCGGCAGATGCCAACAGGTATCCATCCCTACAGGAGCAGATCAACGAGTCCAAGTATGACTTCATAGAGCATGCGGAAAGAGCCGTGATCTACCGATGCGCATCGAAGGGTCTGACCACATTCAATACCCACATGTATTGCCCATTCATGGCTTGTTCCGATTGCGCTAGGGCAATAGTCATGGCAGGAATCGTGCGCGTGGTGGGACACAAGACCCTTTGGGACATGATGCCAGAGAGATGGCAGGAAAGATGTGCCACAGGTGTCAGGATACTTGAGAAAGCAGGAGTCGAGGTCTTGCTCTACAAGGGCAAGGTTCTGAACGAGGGAGAGTTCAAGATACTATTCGACGGGGAGCAGATAGAACCCTAAATATCTGCATGGACAAACTAATACTTGAGGATGTGAATTCTGTCTTCATCCGCGTGAGGTGCGAGCGCGGAGTTGCAAAGGAGTTGAGCGACTGCTTCTCCTTCAAGGTTCCCAATCACAAGTATATGAACCGCTTTCGCAAGACCCGTTGGGAAGGCGACATCAGACTCTACAACATAGGCAAGGCAACGATCTACAAGGGTCTCAAGAACTATGTGACCAAGTTTGCCGCAGATCGCGGCTATCACATAGAGGACACCCTGAGTCAGTCGATCCACCATCCACTCATGGAGGATGATGTAGATCAACTATTCTCGCGATGCGTTGGAGCAGCATCGGGAATCAAGTCCATACACGATCATCAGAGGAATGCCGTAGTCGAGGCATCAAGGAAGTCGCGCATACTTCTTGTATCCCCGACAGGCAGCGGCAAGTCGATGATCATCTATCTGCTGCTTCGCCACTATCTTGAACAAACAGATGGAAAGATCCTCATCGTGGTTCCCACCGTGGGTCTTGTCTCTCAGATGGAGAGCGACTTTGCGATATACTCCAAGGGAACCGATTGGAAGTCATCAAAGAACTGCCATGCGATCTATGCGGGACAGGAGAAGGAAACACAGAAGCGCGTTGTCATCACCACATGGCAGTCGATATTCAAGATGCCACCTTCGTTCTTTGAGCAGTTCACGGCTGTGTTTGGTGACGAATGTCACATGTTCAAGGCAAAGTCCCTCAGCGGCATCATGGAGAAGATGAGTGGTTGTGAATACAGGATCGGAACCACGGGAACGCTGGATGGAACTCAATGTCACAAGTTGATCATCGAAGGTCTATTTGGTCCTTCCTATCATGTGACCACGACGAAGAAACTGATCGACAAGAAGATTCTTTCCAACCTCAAGATTGATGCGATACTTCTCCAGTATGGGGAGGAGGATAGACGCACGATGAGCAAGCATACCTATAGTGACGAGATGTTGTGGCTTGTCAACAATAGGCAGCGGAACGAGTTTATCTGCAACCTTGCCAGGAGTCTCAAGGGTAATACCCTCATCCTGTTTCAGTTTGTGGAGAAGCATGGTAAAGTCCTCTACGACATGGTGTCAAAGGACACCGACAGGAAGATATTCTTCGTGCATGGTGGCACGGATGTGGAGGACAGAGAGAAGGTTAGAAGCATACTTGAAGAGAATGATTCGTGCATAGTAGTCGCATCATACGGAACCTTCTCAACGGGCATTTCAATCAGACGGCTGCACAACATCATATTTGCCTCGCCAAGCAAGTCGAGGATCAGGGTGTTGCAGTCCATTGGTAGGCAGTTGCGTGTGTCTGAACACAAGGAATTCGCGAAACTTTACGATATTGGAGATGATCTGTCATGGAAAACGAAAAGGAATCACACTCTTCGGCATTTCTCGGAACGAATAAAGATCTACAAGTCGGAAAAATTCGACTTCAGACCAGTAATGATACGAATGGAGAACTTCCCATGAACACTCATGTTCTCGTAAAACTACGCTCGGGAGAAGAGATAATCGCAACCATGGTTTCGAAAGAGACGAAAGGCTTGATTGTGCAAAATCCCATGCTACTTCGCCATGTTCCTTTTATGGACTACAACACGGGATCACTAAAGGCAGCGACAATCATGGAGGATTGGCTAGCCAGAGGTGAAGTGAAGGAGATCACGATTCCACATTCATGGATTGGATTCTCAATGAATCCCAATCAGGAAGTGATAGAGTCCTACACCAAGTATCTCGACAAGCAGAAGGAAGAGCCGAAGCCAGAAGAGCCAACCGAAGAAAAGAAACTTGAGGATGAGATGACAAAGATCCTGAATGATCTTGTCAACGACGCGAAGAATATGCCACCTGGTGAACATCTTGCCAACATGATGTCCAACATGGATTTCGGCAAGCCCAAGGACATGGTAACTATAAACTTCGACATCCCACCGAATCTCTTCAAGGAACTTCTTGAAGAAGGACTACTCAGCGACATCATGGGTGCGCCTATGGAAGACGATGAGGTAGATGATGAAGAGTTCTTTGCCGAAGACAAGAAGAAGATCAAGGACAACATCAAGAAGTCTTCGGGTTCAACCCTATCTTGGGGAAACGACTACGAAGACTGGAGTCCTGATCCATCAGACTACCTTAAGTAGTATAGATACTCCTCTTGATCAAACTCGACACACTCAAGTTACCATTCTCGTTTTCGGCTGTCAAGCCCTATTCCAAAGAATCTGTTGTGCAGGCTTTACTTCATCAAATTTTGGTGTATGATGTGTGCAACGAAGGGAGATATCATGAATGAGTAGTAATCATTACATAGACAACAAAGTGTTCTACGAAGAGTTCGTGAAGTGGAAGAAAGAAGTGACCAAAGTGGTCAAGGCAGGAGGCAAGGAGCCTCCAGTCACGGACTATATCGGTAGATGCTTCCTTGAGATCGCAGAGCGTCTTTCCTATCGACCCAATTTCATCAACTATCCGTTCAGGGATGAGATGGTTGGGGATGGCGTGGAAAACTGCCTGATGTATGCTTCGAATTTCGATCCAGCAAAGTCTAAGAATCCATTCTCATACTTCACGCAGATCATCTACTACGCATTCATCCGTAGGATTCAGAAGGAAAAGAAGCAGAACTACATCAAGTTCAAGAGCATAGAGGCAGCAGAGATGATGGGTAAGGTTCCGAAGTGGATGAAGAACCTCTATCAGGACGAGAATAAGCGTGGGGAATTCTTCTCGTCTCTTGCCCTTTCCGAGAATGACCTGAAGAATTTCGAAGGGATTCCAACGGATGAGGTCAAGTCCGCAAAGAAGAAGAATGTTCCTACCAAGAAGAAAGGCAAGAAGAAGTGAAAATTGCCATTCTTGGAGATACTCATTTTGGAGTGAAGAACGATTCACCGATCTTCCTTGAGGCTTACCTCAAGTTCTTTGAGGATCAGTTCTTTCCATATATCAAGAAGCACGGGATCAAATCCGTTGTTCATCTTGGCGATGTTCTTGATCGTCGCAAGTATATCAACTTCAATACTCTCAGCAATGTCCGCAGGAGATTCTCCGAATGGTTCGTGCAGAATGGCGTGGATGTTCATTGCGTCATTGGAAACCACGACTGCTATTGGAAGAATACCAACGACATCAACTCCGTAGTGGAGATATTTCAAGACTACTTCAAGGTCTATGAGCATCCAAAGGATGTTATGATCGGCGGCATGATCTGTGGATTCGTTCCATGGATATCCAAGGCAAATGAGAAAGAGGTCTTGGAATATATCGCGTCGAGCAATGCCGATGTTCTTTTTGGACACTTTGAGATCACGGGCTACGAGGTGGTTCGTGGGGTCAAGCATGAGGGTGGGCTGATGCCCACCACCCTATCCAAGTTCAAGAAGGTCTATTCGGGACACTTCCATTGCAGGCAGGAGATAGGCAACATCCACTATCTCGGGACTCCCTACGAGATGTTCTTCTCCGATGTCAATGAGATCAAGGGGTTTCACATCCTCGACACCGATACGGGGGAACTTGAGTTCGTTGAGAATACCAGCAAGTTGTTCACCAAGATCGTCTATGACGAAACCTTGGACGAGCAGGGGCATGGTAACTTCAACTTTAGGAAATTCAAGAACACCTATGTCAGACTGCTCGTTCTATCCAAGAAGAACCAATCCAAGTTCGATCTCTTCTGTGAGAAGTTGTTCGATGCTGGGGTATACGACCTATCCATCGTAGAAAAACTTGAGGAAGAGGGTTCTGCTGAGGAAACTGCTCTATCAGAGGAGGAACTTTCCAAGCACACCATCGACCTGATAGACGGCTACATTGATGAACTTGGCATGGATGGTGGATATGGGTTGAAGAGTCTGATGCGCGAACTTTATACGGAAAGTTTATCTCTCTAGTTTCCTAAATAAGGGAAACTGGAGAGAAAATGAATCGGAACCGTGTAGACGAAGACCTGAGAAAGTGGTTTGATCCCAAGCACCCAGAGGGTGGTTGGAAGCGCGTCAATACAAAGGGTGAGGTTGTCGGTCCCTGTGCAAGGGAGTCTGGTGAAGCCAAGCCCAAATGCATGTCCAATGAGAAGCGGCGGCGACTTCCCAAAACGGAGAGAGCCGCCGCTGTTCGTACAAAGAGAAAGCACGATCCTGATCCTGAAAGAAAGGGTGAACCCATTATGGTGTCGAACTTTGGTAAGGGAAAGATTTCAGACGAGTATGTCATTGATCCAAAGGATTCCTTGGTTGAATCCATGGATCTTCTATTGGAGAAGAACAAGCCGACAAGCCCCGACAAGTGGGCAGACTGCATCTCACAGGCAAAGGCAAAGTTCGATGTCTATCCTTCGGCATATGCCAACGGATGGGCAGCACAATGCTACAAGCGCAAGGGTGGCAAGTGGAAGAGCATCAAGGAGTCCCGTCGCACTTTTGCGGACTTCTGCTCCACGCAGCAGATTCTTGATGAGGTCGCTCCACCAAGCGAATCAATCAAGAAGTGGACCGAGGAACCCAATGTCAAGAAGTCCTTCAAGCAGCAGTATGGATCGGATTGGGAGAATGTCCTCTACGGCAAGGCATGGAAGATGTATAAGAAGGGCAAACTCAAGGAAGCCCTAGAGGAGCCGTCGAATGGCGAGATCATCCTTGAGAAGCACATCGTTCAGAGCAATCTTGTGCAGGGCATGAGCGGAGAGAAGATGTATTCGCTTGCCAAGAAGTTGGGTGGACGGGTCAAGTCGCAGCGCGAGACCACGGAGTTCACCTTCGATGATCCCAGTGCTGCCAAGCAGTTCATGAAGGCAACCACAGGCAAGGGTTTGAATGAATCCGAGTGCGATAGCCGTCCCGCAGGAAAGCCTTGGAGAACGCCAGGATCGAAGAAGAAGTTCGCGGTCTGCGTTGACAACAAGTTGATACGCTTCGGTGATCCTGGTCTTTCGATCAAGCGAGATCAGCCTGGTCGCCTGAAGAACTTCCGCGCTCGTCACGGGTGTGACAAGTCGCCAGCAAGAGACACTCCAAAGTATTGGTCTTGTCAGATGTGGCGCAAGGACAAGAGCGTTGGTGATGTAATCAAGAGCGGAGGAGAGTAATGGCACTTTATGCGCAGGATTTTACCATTGAGCAGGGATCTTCGTTCATCCTTCAGTTTCAGTTGACCGATGACAACAACAAGCCTCTGCAACTTGCGGTTGCGGATCCTCTGCGTCCTGGTAGTTTTCTGACGAACAACTACTTCTTCCGCGCAAGAATCAAGAAGACGAAATACAGGTCGGGTAGCGACTACTTCGACATTGCCGCAAACACCTTGCTACAGCCTGGTAAGAGGGACAATGGAGAGGCAACGGACGGCTTCTACATCATCTCCGAGGAGCAGGGAACCGCAAAGATGGTGATCTCCGCAGCATCTACTGCCGATATAAAATATGGTAAATGGTACTACGACATCGAAGTCGTTCAGACCAAGGGTGGTGGGCTTGAGGTCACGAAGGTTTTGAGTGGAAGAATAAATGTAGAGAGAGAAGTCACCACGGACTAAGGAGCGATCATGGCAGCACTCAGCATGGATCTTGAAATGGAGCAAGGCTCGACATTCGTGTTGGAGTTTCAGGTGTTCGATGATCAACTCGACGCACTTCCGCTCATCACACCATATATTGCCACGGACGGATCGACTCAATACGAGTCCACCAACTTCTCCGCAAGGATGAAGATCAAGAAGTCCAAGTATCGCGATCCCGTTCTGTATACGAGCGGGACTACCATGACGCAAATACTGCAACCAGGATCGACATTAGGGTTCACCACGGATGGGATATTTCTTCTTGGTGGAAGTACGGGATCCATGAGGATCGTAATCACGGCAGACACTACTGCAACATTCAAGTCTGGTCGATACTTCTATGATCTTGAACTTGTGAAGACCGTGGACGATGGAGAGGTAGTCAGTAAACTCCTTGAAGGAAAGTTCGAAGTAGAGGCAGAGGCAACCACATGAAGATCAAGAACATCAGGGTTCTCAACAACTACAAGGTCAAGTTGAAGAATGCGACCCTCGCTGGCGTGAATGCTGGCACCAGCATCGTGTTTGAGGATGGCACTCGCAACCCAACCATCCCAACAGGGGATCCTGTAGTTCCAACAGATGAGAGGTTCAATCTTGTATTCGACTATCTGATTCAGAGATATGAACCAGGTTGGTCTGCTGGCGATCCAGCAACAGGTAAGGCTGCAACGATGGCATTACTTGGAGTTTCTGCGGCAATCAATCCCTTGATTCTTGGTAATACCGTGGAGAGTGCATTCAAATACGCAGCATATGCGGGATCCTCTGCGCCAAGTTCTGGATGGTTTGATCCACTTGTCCATCCGAAAGATTTTGCTCAAACCGTGCGGGATGCCTATGTGCGTTTTGAACGGGCTAGAAGTCCTGAGAATGCAAAGCACAAGTTCGTGGAACTACAACTTCTTGGCATTGGCAACAGCACATCTACATTTGGCTACGGTGGAAACAGGTATTTCAATGTTCCTCGCGATGGAATACTAAATCCCTTTGGAAATCTCAATCCCAAGCGGGCTATGAATCTTGACTTGAACTATGCAAACGGCATAGAGAGAATAATGATTCACAGCCCTTATGGAAGACAGATGTCCCCAATGAGTCCGTTCCTTGGTGGAGAAGCAAAGAGGAGCATACCTTGGATATCCAAAAACTACACTGGAGATGGATTCAACTTCGATGCTTATCTAAGATTGCGGGAATCTACTACACTACGAGATCTTTTGAACGATTACACCGTCGAGAGAGACCCTCTTGATGGATTGATTGTGAATGGAACTGGTGATGCGCATCTGAACACATCATATAGAGACATGTATTACCCTGCTGGCTACATCAGCAAGGAACTTGGAACTAGGAGTGCGGGTGGATATTCAGGAGAAGAAGTTTTCGTCGGATCTCCTTGGATGCGCTATCCACAAAGCATCACATGGACAGATGGATGGTGGGGTGGTGCTGTACCTGGTCTATGCTTCAATCAGCAAACTCTAGAACTATTCGATGGAAGTACATTCCCCAATTTCCCACAACTTGTCACGGATATTCCTCTCGGAAGCGAACCTAACCTAGCAGGAATTTCTTATGGCTATGGCGAAAGCCTGCTGAACGATCTGAATGAACTTGCGGATGTGTGGGGGAACTCTATGGAGTTCATCGCATATCTCGGACATCTTCCTTATGGAAATAGTAGTCTCTTCATGAAAGATCATATACTGCCACTTGCTCTTTACAGAGATCCCACGATTGCGGGAAATGCAGAATACTTCCGTTGGAGATTGGACGCATCGGTTCAGCATTGGAAGGATAAGTTCAGATCACCAATTGATGGATTTGCACATTGCTTCATAGATGCAAGTGCCTTGATCGAAAGAACATACCATCAGTATGCGGCAACTGGATATACATTGTGGACTAACATTGCTGCAAACGGCGAAAGTTTCATCGAAAATATACCCGTGTCTTGGGCAAGAGATCAATACAACTACACGCACGGACCTTCTGGTCCAAATGGTTCAGAGGGAATAGTCTTAGGGACGGAGATATTCGCCCAATACATGTTCCGACATGACAGATATTTCGATACCGATCCAACCGACAGGAGCATGCAGAGATACCTTGGTGATCCCGAACCCAGGCATTGGTGTCTTGACGATGACATTGCCACAACCTTGTGGCCGTCTCTATACGACATGACAATAGGCACAAGGAAGCGTGGCTTCACCTATGCAAACAGCATATGGGGTAGGGGTGTATGTGGGGATTCGGATCTTGGAGAGATCTTCATGGGTTCCGACTTCTTAGAGGCTCCTCTCCTTGGTCGTCCTCTGGACGGCTACCCATTCTTCTACAATACATTCATAGAAGGTGGTGAATCTGGAGTATTCAGTCTACAATGGAAGCGTGTTCCCAATACGGAATACATTGATGGTAATGGAGTGCCGTGGAATCAAGATAGAAGATTCCGTCTCTTCTACTTTTATCCGACAATGCTGGCATTGAATGGAAGCATCCTTGATGTCTTCCATCATGCTACTGGATACTATGATGCACAAAAGACACCATGGTTCGACATCAGGCTTGGAAACATCCTCAAGAAGGACATGGAAACACTCTCGTTGGGTAGCGTGGTTTCAGACTATCCGTTGCCTGGTCGTAGGACTCCAACAACACCTCCACAAAACTACTGGACGGGAATTGCTCGCACATCTGAGTTCGAACTTCTCTATGTCTGCATGAAGGCTGGAATCACAACAGGTCTTGATTCCCTTGGATTCGAAGAACTCTACAATGAACTTGTCAATGGCGAGGTCGAGCCACCTGATACCTCTCGCGAAGGATACTTCAGGGCATTGGACTTCAATGTCTATGGTGTGGCATACTTCGGCTACACGGGAGATGCTCCATCCATCGTTCCTCTCATCAAGCCATATCAGTCTTCCTTGATTCGGTATAGGGGAGATTCGGCACAGGGAGATACCGCTGGTCTTTCTGCGGACATGCTAGAGGACTATGTGCAACTCGCACAGCAGATTCCATATGAAAGAAGAACCATAGTTCCCACATGGTGGCTCCTCGACGGTCCTCCTGCACAACGCAAGGCAGATTATTTCTGGAAGCAGACCACGGATGGATTGACTTATCTTGGTGGACTGACTGGATTCACCTATACGAGTCTTGAGTATGGTGGAACATACCGAAATCTTGATACCGTGCCTCTGACATTCCTCACTCCATGGGCATATGAGAACCGAGAGTCTGCCAAGCAGTCCTTCAAGGCATTCCTTCAGCAGACCAAGGATGCGGGAGTATTGTTCAAGGATGTCCGCGACGATTCTGAATCGTTGACTTCATTTGGTCTCGGTGGATTCTACAACAATGCAGTCACTCCGAATTCTCAGAGTGCATTGGATGCTCATGTCACTTCCAAATCCTGGCTTGAGGCTCCCGATGCACGAAGGATAGTCGCACTCAAGGATGATGCGAGGTTCCGTGGTATCACGAATTCCATCACAGGTCGCTCATGGGCAGACGAGTTCAAGCATCACTACGATGCCATTCTTGCTGATGATGGTCAAGGTGTCTGTGGTGCTAGTGCCGAAGCCATACTTGAATCACATTTCGCTAGCGCAACTAACCGATTGGATTTCAAGAAGGCATTTGGTCTTGGTGATGACATTCTTCGTCAATACTATGCGTGGTCTGCCACAAACTACATCTTCTGTCATGGAGACCTCAAGGCAGAGATCATCGGTGGCGGCTTGGATGAAACCACAGGTTATGAGAATGCCAAGAAGTTTTCTTCTGAAGTATTCGCGATGAATGTGGAGGAGTCTAAATATGCCGTGGATCTAAATGGACATAGGAAAGTTCAGCCACACATTCCTGGCTACGGACATCTAGTTCATTTCTATGGTCAGTTGAGTGGAACTCCACAAGCCAATGGTGTTGGCGGTGGTGGTGGTTTGATCAATTCTTTTGGATATCCCTCCGAACCATCCGAAATCGAAGATGTGAAATTCGGCAAGAGGTTTGGGTATCATCCAGTCAGCGAAGGTGGAATTACATTCGGTTGCTCTGCATATCAGGCAGTAGTTCATGATCTCAAGAGAATCCGCGGTATTCTTAGAACCCGCCCCGAGGCATATTACGAAGGTATTCGTGGTTGGATCAATGGAGGAATCAGCGGCTCTTTCGGTGGTTACAGCGGAGACACGCAGTTCACTCAGTTCTATGCAGGCAACTGCTATGCTCGCGAATACTACCTTGAGCATGTATATCACCTCTGTCTGAACGGAGTCGAGGAGTTTGGAATCTTCTGTCCGAACAACAATGTCGATCTTGCGAATGAGGCTCTAGTCAACTGGAGATCCATCAGCGGAAACTCTCGCGCACAGCCCTGCACAAATGCAACTGGTACTACGGGTGCGACGATAGACCGCATCGACCTGTATGAGGCAGGAACGAATCTCATCATCAGCGGTGGATACACGGGCAATCCCGATAGACGCTTGTGGCGCATCACCGTTCCACACAACAAGAATGTCCTGCTCAGGACTGATGCCACGCAGACCGAACTCCCATCTCGCATTGAGATTGAGGATGGCTCTCGCGGCGTGTGGATCGACGCACCAGCATCCTATGGAATGCCGTCGTATGAATCCGAGTTTGAGGCATCCGTGACCGACATCTTTGACTATCCGATATGGGCAGCACATTGGGATGGTCAGGAATTGATGAGTGATCCAGGAAACACTGGTGTCAATGGATTTGCTGGAGGCAACTGGGCATTCCCCGCGATAGTTCCAATAGTTCGCCCCATATACAATGCAAGAACTGCTGGAGATACGGGAACCAATGCTATAACTGACGATAGGTTTGATGAGTTCGTCGCTGAGATAAGCAATATCCCTTCTGGTAGAAGAGTCGTTGCTGGTAGGTATTGGCAGCAGATGTTTGGTGGAGGACCGCCAAATGTGCAATCCACGAATTACGGATTGCCCTTTGGTAGTTATGAGGAGTTCTACGAGGCTACCGCGGATGGAACTACATTCAACGATGTCAGGTTCCTGACACCATGGGCAGATGCGGAACTACAGGATGGAAAGGATTCTCTGAGAGCATTCCTCGACAGGTGCGATGAAGTTGGATTGACATTCGATTATGTTCAGGATGACAAGGAGCATTGGGGCTATTTCTGGTTGCAGAACACCACACACGGCAGTCTCAATGCAGCCGTGTTGAACGACGAGCGATTCGTGAACAGAGTCAATCCTCTCAGCGGTCTTTCATTCGGTGCGGAGTTCATTCGCAACTACATGGAACTTAGTGGCATCACTATCGCTCCATCTTCAGTCGAAGAGGTTCTTGGAGACATAGTTGGGGATAACGGCGAGGACGGTTCGATCCCCTTATCTCAGGTCTGGAAACCATACGGTGCGGCAGTTGCGGGTGAATTTGGAACTGATCGCAGGGCTAATGGATTCACCCTGTATCACTATGCATATCCAGCATGGAATGCGGTAACTGATTATCTTTACATGAATGAATACTCCAACAAGATGTTCGTTGATGTCTTCGCGGAATATCCCAATCATTCTCATGCTAAGTTGATTTCGTATTCATACTTCCCGATTGGAACTGCCGAGGCAGCATTCTTCCAAGCAAGCAATCTTGAGCCAAGATATCGGTATTCCGATACCACCGTTCTTGGTGGTCCGAACATCTACGGAGATACAAGACATAATGTGGTGGCAAATACCGATCTGACATTCCCTGTATTTGGTTCCTCTGCATTTGAATCTTCTTGGGCTACTAGAAGTGGTTATGTTAGAACGGCTGTTACCGACAAGGAGAAATATAACTTCATCGGTCATACGCAGTTGAACTATCAGGGTGTCACAGCCAATGGAGGAACCTTTGGTTCTCCCGAGAGATATCTCGTCAGGTATCCCGAGACAAATCCTGGAGCAGAACCACAGGTTGATGCTGGTCCAGCACCGACATTCGATCAGTTTTTTGATGCTAGGACTCAAAGTCCAGTAGATGCTGAGGGCAATCAGACTCCAGAATTCATCGCAGCACTAGCGGCATTTCAGGCAGCATTTGCTGCATGGGAAGAACTTGATGCGGAACTTCGCGAGGCAGCGGGAACCGAATTTGAGACTTGGTTGGCAAACAAGGATCTCTTCCTTGAGGAGAGGGCATACAAGTATCTCGTATACTTCAACAAGTCCGCCAGGATTGCATTGAGAACCGAACCTCTGTATTGGCAGAGGATGACTCCTTGGATCCAAGACATCACAAGAACGACATCCACGATTGGAAGTGGTCGGGTTACTGGTGCGCATTGGTATGAACTTCTCTATCACTACTCCGTGATGGGAAGTAGATTCTTCAACATCTTTACCGAGACTAGCACCAATCTAAACGGACTTGGTGCGTTCCAGACATATGCCGACGAATGGGTTCGCATCAGCGGAGGATCTCGCGCAATACCATGTGTCAACTCCACGGGAGACATTACTCTCCCCGTCGATAGGATTCTTCTTGAAGATGCCTTCGATAAGGTTCTAATGAGTGGTGGCAAACTTGAGAATACGGGAGAGTTCCTTTGGAGAATATCCGTACCGCCCAAGTTCTTTGATTCGAATGGACGCGCGACTCTACGAAGAGTGGGCGATGGAGCAGCATTTGAAGATATTCCCGAAACCATCATCATCGAAGGAACGAATCCTTGGAGTGCAAGGGGATGTTGGATCAAGAGAAATGTTTCTACTCCTCCTGAATACATTCCTGTAGTCCCCACTTGACAATGGGGCTGACATGGTGTAGTCTTGTGGTATGAATATCTTCGTAGTCGATCTCGACCCAACAAGGGCAGCGACATGTCTTTGCGACAAGCATGTCGTAAAGATGATTCTTGAGACTGCTCAATTGCTATGCACAGCGCACAATGGAACCGCTCCCTACAAGCCCACGCACAAGAAGCACCCATGCACCATATGGACTTCCGCTAGCATGGGAAACTACATGTGGCTGTGCGAGCATGGTCTTGCCATGTGCGCCGAGTATGGGCGCAGATATGGAAAGACTCACAAGAGTGAAGAAGTGATCCTTTGGTGCAAGGCACACCCTCCGAACATTCCCGATCTTGGACTGACTCCATTCGCACAGGCAATGCCCGATGAGTTCAAGAATGCGGATCCTGTAATCGCATACAGAAACTACTACAGGGGAGCCAAGGCAAGGATTGCCGCATGGAAGCACGGAAATGTTCCCTCTTGGTGGGATGTCGCTCATACATAAAGCGAGGTTGTGAATGATCGTCTTCGATAAGTTGCGCTGGAAGAACTTCCTCTCATACGGAAACTACTGGACAGAGTTGTCACTTGCCAAGAGCGAGATGACTCTGATCCATGGCGACAATGGTGCGGGAAAGTCCACCTTTCTTGATGCCCTGACCTTCTGTCTATTTGGTAAGCCATTCCGCAACATCAACCTCCCTCAGTTGCCCAATAGCATAAACGGCAAGGATTGCCTTGTGGAGTGCGAGTTCTCCATTGGCAACACCAACTATCTCATCCGCAGGGGAATGTCTCCGAAGGTATTTGAGATCCATAAGGATGGATCTCTGTTGGATCAGGATTCCAAGTCGAAGGACTATCAGAAGATGCTTGAGGAGCAGATCCTCAAGATGTCCTATAAGGCATTCTGTCAGGTGGTCATACTTGGTAGCACCAACTACATTCCCTTCATGAGACTTCCTGCGGGTGATCGCAGGCTCATTGTCGAATCCCTGCTCGACATCAATATCTTCTCGTCTATGAATGTGATACTGAAGGAGAAGATCTCTGCAAACAAGGAGAACCTCAGAACCCTTGATACTGCAATTGAGATCCTCACAAGCAAGACCGACACGCAGAGAAAGTATCTTGATGTTCTTGAGGACAGGAGCCGCAGTTCGCTTGAACAGATAGAAGAAGAATTGAAGGAGAATTCCGACGCGGAAAGTAGACTTGAGGGAGTTCTTGCCAAGTCATCGAACATTCTCCATGAGATCAATGTCAAGAAGACTGCAAAGGCAAAGATACTCAAGAACATAGATTCCCTTGAGAAACTCCTTGCGACGATCAACAAGAAGATTGCTGCACTAGACAAGGAGATCGCCTCCTACGAAGAGGGTTCTGCCACATGTCCATCGTGTGGTCAACCATTGACGGAGGAGCATCGCGAAACGGAGATTGCAGCAAAGAATAAGAAGCGTGACGAGATGACTGCTGCGGTAGAGGATCTGAACAAGCGCATTGCTGCCGAGACTCAGTCCATCGAAGACAAGGAACTTGTCAATGTCGATGCTGAGTTCGACAAGATCAGCGAGATCGTATCCAACCACAGACAGAAACTTGGCGTTGTCAAGAAGATGATCGAACGGCTTGAAGGCGAGAAGACCAAGGTGGAGGAATCTCAGTCATCGCTCGACAAGGAGCGAATCGCGCTTGAAGATCTACAGGACAATCTCCATGTGCAGGAGGAGGCATTGAACTCCGCGCAGAAGGATATGAACCTTCTGTCATCGGCGCAGACCATCCTCAAGGACAACGGCATCAAGACGAAGATCATCAAGCACTATCTTCCGATCATGAACAAGATGATCAATCACTATCTCACATGCCTCGACTTCTTCGTGCAGTTCACCCTAGATGAGAACTTCAATGAGACGATCAAGTCTCGTCACCGCGATGACTTCACCTATGCATCGTTCAGCGAAGGTGAGAAGATGCGTATCGACCTTTCCCTGCTACTTGCATGGCGCGAGATTGCCCGTCTCAAGAACAGCACCAATTGCAATCTGCTGGTGCTTGACGAGGTGTTCGACTCAAGTCTTGATGGTGGTGGAACCGATGAGTTCATGAAGTTGCTCCGTGCGCTTGGCAAGAAGTGCAATGTCTTCGTCATCTCGCACAAGTCTGATCAACTGATCGACAAGTTTCAGGATGTCATTTCATTCAGCAAGAAGAATAACTTCAGTAGGATCAACCGTTGAACAAGGCACAAAAGGCATTTGAGAAAGCCAAGACATTCATGGACAGCATGGCATCCCGTGGATTCAAGAATGCAAAGATCCATAAGGAAGTCAAGGATGTCAGAGAGATATCCTGTCATGGGCTTGAGTCTGCGGGAATAGATGCATGTCCTAGCAGGATGGAGAGTAAGAAGTATCGTGGATCTTTCTATTGCGGTGCATGCAATTGTGGAGATTTTCAACACACGCAACTCAAGAATCTGAACGAAAGTCACTACTCAAAGTTGGACTATCCAAGAGTGCAATGTCCATTGCACATGCCTGGGTTCACCAACTACATCCAATCGACAGAAGATGAAAATAATGATAGAAAGAGGTTGATTGAGACGACATTCGGTGTATCATATCTCGTAGACCTAACCATAAAGGAGACACAAGGTGAGTAAGGACAGACAAGGTGGGCTTGGAGACTACGACGGCTACAGGGCAACTTCTAGTGGAAGGAAGAAGGATCGCAGGGATCGTAGGCACGACAGCAAGCATCACCTAAACGACATTCGCGACCTCGCCAATAGCGGCGAGGAATTTGATGACCTCATTGAGGAGATTGAAGAGGATGAGTAATATGAAGATCAGCAAGAAGACCTTCGACATTTTCAAGAACTTCGCAAGCATCCGTTCCAGTATCATCGTGGAACCTGGCAATGTCATTCGCACGATCTCTCCTGCCAAGAACATCATGGCAGAGGCACGGGTCGATGAGGATTTCGATACCAAGTTCGCGATCTTTGATCTTGGCAAGTTCATTGCCACGACAACAATGTTTGCGAATCCTGACTTTGGGTTCAAGGACAAGTATGTCGTGATCAAGTCCCCAACGGGTAGTTCCGTGTCGTACTTCTATGCAGACGAGAAGTTGGTCGAGAAGGCAGATCGCACGATCAAGATGCCCGACATCACGGTGGAGTTCGACCTCGCGGCATCACAGATCTCAGAGATTCTGAAGGCATCGTCGGTTCTGCAACTCGACACCATCTGCATCCGTCCAACCGATAGTGGTGAGATTGAGATCGTGTCGTTCGACAAGAAGATCGGGCTGAATGGTTCATCGAATCAATTCAGTCTTATCCTCAAGGAGACTACCAAGAAGAAGAAGAAG